ATGACCGTGAGCGACCCACACCGCGCAGGTGAGATGATGGAGGCCGCAGCGCTCCTCGAATCCGGCGCAGATCCTATCGAAATCAAGAGCCGATTCGGCATCTAAGGAGTAAAGACATGCAAGGTATCCCATCAAGCGCAGATATGGCCGCTCTTATGGGTTCTCTCCAAAAGGGAACCGTAGGCTATCAATCACCACTAGTACCAGCCGGTGGATCACAGACCGCGAGCAACATCTCGCCTCTCGTCCCGCAGCAACTCGCACAGACCTTGAGCATCGCGACATCATCAATGAACGATCTCAAGTTATGGCCGATGCTCGCTAAAGTGCAGGCCCAGAACACGATCGTTGAGTATAACCGAGTTCTCAACCACGGTGGACAGCACAGCCCCTTTATCTCTGAGGGCGGTAACGGTATCTTGAACCGCTCTACTTACGAGAAGGTAGCTACCAAGATCCGTTATATGGCAGAGCGCCGACAGGTCAGCGATCAGGCTTCTATGGTCTCTATCGTAGGACCAAGCGCAGACGCTATCGCAGAGGAGACCCGACGCGGTACTGAGTCTTTGCTCCAGCGCCTTGAGCTCAATCTTTTCCACGCGAGCGAGGATAAGGACTCAAACGCTTTTAACGGGATCATCAAGCAGATCTCAGACGGTGGTAACGTCGCAGACCTCCGAGGATCAGCACCGAGCGCCGTATATCTCTCTGAGATCCTAGGAGCTCTCTATAGCGCACCTCTCTATGGTATGGTCACACATATCATGGTGACTCCTCGCGTGCTCTCTGAGCTCATTAAGCAGACCGTCCATCATGGCCGCCATGACCAAATTCAGGTGAACAACGGCTCCGTGACCTTCGGCGCGAGCTCGCTCTCAATCACCGGTCCTTATGGCCCTGTACAGGTTGTGAGCGCTCCATTCCTCGAGCGTCATGACCGTATCGCTCCTGCACTTGGCTCAAGCTCAGTGTTTGAGGGATCGCTAGCCGCGCCGACCGTACAAGTCGCCGCCGCCGCAGGTGCTAACGCTGCTTCTAAGTTCGTCGCCGCCGATAACGGTGATTACATTTACCGCGTTGTAGCGGTAGGTGATAACGGGATCAGCGCACCGGTAGACACCGTAGCAGTAACAGTTGGCGCAGGCGATCAAGTGACCTTTACGATCCGTCACGCGACTCACGCATCCGTCAAGTACTTGCGCGTATACCGTAGCGCTAAGAACGCGACTTCAGCCGACGGCGCGCTCTTGATCGATGAGGTCAAAGTCACCGCTCAAGACACCGTGATCATTGACAATAACGAGAACATCCCCGGCGCGAGTGAGATCTTATTCCTTAACTTCTCACCTGATTACATGTGCTATTATCAGATGCTCTCTCTAGTTCGCCGCCCGCTCGCTCAGGTCGACACGAACTTCCCATTCCTCCTGATGATGTTCGGTGCGCCAGCCGTTAAACTGCCGACTAAGATGTTTGTCGTTAAGAACGCAGGTGTGAACGCATCAAGCGGACTTAGCGCGATCACTGATCCGCAACTTCTCGGGCTCCACACCTAAGAGACCGAAAGGATAACCCATGAGCAAGTTTAGACACCCACGGTTAAAGAACACCGTTCTATCTCTCGCAGATGGAATCGTTCAGATCGACTCAGAAGGGATCTTTGAGGTCTCTTCAGAGGCGCAGACCGCGAAAGCCGCGCTCATGGGATGGGAGACGATCAGCGAGCCGAAGAAACGGCGCCGACGGACCCCAAAAAAAGCCGCCGAGAGCGGCAACAACGAAGGATAGAAAATGGCGACCATCCAAGAGCGCGGATATGACATCACATATCTCAAGAACACCTATCTGCTAGGTGTAGATTTAACTCTTGACGATGGAAGCCCCTATCCGGATCAAATCTTCATAACGTCACTTGAGCAGGCAGAGCGAGCCGTATCAGATGAGCTCGGTTTAGTGTTTGACCCACAGACATTTAGTGAGAGACACGATAAGGAGCCCGACGGCGCCCCCGCATGGCACCCGCTCAGATCTCGTTATCGCCCGCTTATTGACGTTGAAGCTCTCGCTATCGTGTATGGTCAGAGCTCCACACGCGCAGAGCTCCCCCCAACATGGGCTCAAGTTACCGAGCCTATGGCCGGTCAGATCCATATCATCCCGACGACCGAGGGAGCATCGAGCTATCTCGTCGCCGGTGGGGTCCCGGTCATTCTCGGGTTAGGGGGACTAAGCGCCGAGTATTATATACCAGCTTACTTTGAGCTCGATTATCGTGCGGGCTTCCCCTTCTACACCGGCACCGCAACGATCTTACAAGGTCAGAGCTCAGTAGAGGTGAGCACCCCTCAAAGGTTTGTTGACCGCTACGACGTAAAAGCCACCGGAGCGACGATCAGCACCAAGCGCCATGATAAGTTCACCTTGAACTTGAGCGCCCCCGCAGCCCAAGACACAGACATCACATGGACCATCGACACACTACCGCAAGACATCGCGCGCGCTGTTATGCTCAAGAGCTCACTTCTCGCGCTAGATGTAGCAGGTGATTTGATCGCCGGCGCAGGTCTCGCGAGCGTATCGACTTCAATGGATGGACTGAGCCAAAACATCAACACGACCGCGAGCGCGACGAACTCAGGTTATGGCGCCCGTGTGCTCCAGTTCACGAAAGAATATAAAGAGCTCATCGCTACCTTAAAAGCGACTTATCGCGCAATGAATATCATGGCTCTGTGAGGTGAGCGATGATCTTAGGTTCTCGCATCCCTCCAAAGCTTAACCCGCGCGCTGATTTCAAGCCGGAGCAATTCCGGAAGGTGATCATCTCGCACGGTATGAATATCCGATGGGAACAGGCCGCCGAATGCCCATGCTCTCAGGTCTCCGGATCACATGGATTTACATTGACCGGCGCGAGCGGAGACGCGGAACAAGCGCGCGTAGACTGCCCCGCTTGTTATGGCAAAGGTTATCTCTATCACAGCGCGCAGACGATCCGAGCCGTAGTCACAGGAGCCCGCAAAGAGGAGCAGAGACACGGCCCCGCCGGCGCGACCGAGTACGGGCGAGGAAGTATCGGGATCACACTTCTACCCGAACATCTCCCCATGTATGGAGACCGCTTCACAATCCTAGACAGCGCTATTGTGTACCGTGAGACCATCAAGCGAGGCGCCGGAGCGACCGACGCGACACGCTATCCTATCGCGACACGATCACATGATCTAGACGGCGGAGCGGTCTCTTTTGGAGTGAGACACCTCATACCAGCAAATGATCAAGGGATCGTGAACCCCGCCGGAGCTCTCGAAGAGGGAACAGACTTCAATGTCGTGAACGGTGAGATCTCATGGATCAATGCACCGGATCAAGGCGACCGCTACAGTGTAACGTATTACGCGCACCCTGTTTACATCATCACGAACCACCCCCACGCGATCAGAGACACCTACATTAATTTCAAAGCGCCGGCGCCGTATCATGCAGAGCTACCGATCTATGCCGAAGCTCAGCTAGAGTTTTATGGTACACCGGAGGGTGCATCATGATCGATCTCGCTGAATATGGACTAGACCGGCGAAGCCGACAAGCGCGCGCGAAAAGATTAGCTGTAGCTATCGCGGCAGCTTGGAAAGCCACAGCGCACGAGAACGGAGACGCGCTAGGCTCAGTGTTACGAGATTACAAGCGCGGAGTGGTGATCACTCAAGCGACACCAGAGCTTGTTATTGTCACGCTACAAGGGATCGTTCCCAATCTACTAGAGCGAGGTCAACCGCCTCACGACATGAGAGATTATCTCTTAAGGACAGTGAGACCCGGAGCCGCGCCAATACGCAGAGACAAGAGAGGCCGCCCGTATCGGTTCATCATGTTCAGACGTAAAGTCGCAGAGATCCGGCGCATGGGAGACACACTCGCTTATCAAGACGCTAAGAGCATGAGCGCGACAATGAGCGGGAGCGAGGGCCGTTTATTGTATGGCTCGCGTATGGAGAGCGGGAGAGCAGCGCATTACATTAACAAGAGCGGAGTGAGGAGCGTATCAGACGCGCTAAGCGGTATGGTTAAGCTTGTCGGGATCACAACCGAGGCCGGCGCATCACGAGCCGGCGCGAATACCACCTATGCGACATGGAGAACGGTCAGCTATAAGCGCCCTGAAGCGTGGCAACATCCAGGTCACACCGCGCTTAATCTCGCTCAACAGGTCTCTGATAATGTGAACGCCATCGCGGAGGAAGCGGGCCTATGATCCATCATCATTTGACCACAGCGCTGAAGACCGCGCTCAATTACTATCTCGACATCGCCAACGAGCAAGAGACACTCGATCATCTCTACAATCAAGCACATGATGACGCGACATTAACCAAGATCTTAGCGGAGCTCAGAGAGAAGCTACCGAAAGTGATCCCATACGCGACAGCCGGAGCTCAGAACCTCCCGCTAGTGGTGTGTCAACAGCTCTCTCGAAACGTAGTTCACCGACCGTTAGGAGGAAGCGCGCTAGGAGTTGAGCAGACGATCTCTAATCAAACAGCCCAGATCGAGATCATGGCCGCCGGCGCCGAGGCTACCGAAGTACTCAGTCAGTTGATCGTAACCGCGCTTCACGCACTCCGAAAAGATTTCATTAAAAATGGATATCTCACGTTTCAGTTTGAGAGTATCGCCGAGCTCGCACCTCAAGAGATGTTAGCCGCAGAGGAGCTCGGAGTGTTTGTTCGCCGGCTCAATATATCGGCCATGATACATGATAGCGCAGGGATGCACATCTTCAGTACAGATGATATAATAGGATCATTGAGCGTAGGTCTCGCCCCCGCCGGTCGAGTCACCCCCATCTAGTTAATTCAAACCGAAAAAGGAGCGCTACATGCCTAGTATCCTTAACCAGTCCGGATTTCCCCGCACCGCGCGACCCGGTATCTATACGCGCATTGACGCAAGCGCCCTCGCCGGAGGAGACATCGCGAGCGGTAATATCGCGTTAGTGGGAGACTTCCCGAGTTTCGAGAGCGCGACCCCTGAACTTTTCACATCACGGCGCAGCATGATCAATTATGATCTCAGTGATAATGATCTTGCGTTATTGGCTCAGCTCGCCTTTACCCCTAGCGACGACCCCGCGACGAGCGCCGGCGCCTCAAGTGTACGCGTCGTGAACGCTCGCGAGAGCGCCGGTCAAGCTTCCCTCGATATTGGCCCTTTGACGCTCAAAAGCCGAGTATGGGGATTGAAAGGGAACCGCTTACAGGCATCTCTCGCCATCGCCGGAGACACTCACACACTATCTCTCAATCGTAACGGGCTCACAGAGAGCTTTGAGATTGAGAACGACGCGCTCTTCAGTGTTGAGAACGAAGACGCGACACATGATCTAATCGTGGTGATCGAGAACGGCACCGCGACATTGACCCGTAATAGCGTGACACTCCTCACCGCGACAAGCGCAGAGGCGCCGACGCTCAAAGACTTTGTGACCTTAGCGAATGAGCTCACCGACGTGAGCGCAACATTGATCGAGGTATCAGAGATCGCGCTAGATGAGATTGACTATATCTCACAAACCATCGGGACCAGCTCAACAGAGACATTTAAAGCGCCCGCGTATTTACTCAAGCAAGCGCTCAGCTCATCAGCGCTTGTAACAGTGACCCTTGATAACACGTCAGCCGCCGGAGCGCTCATCGCGAGCTCACAGACCGCGAGCGGAGGATCACAAGCGGGATCATTGAACTTTGAGACAGCGCTAGCGAGCATCGAGAACGCAAATGTTCAAATCGTTGTCCTCTTCACTGAAGACGCGAGCTCACAGAGCAAGCTAGGAGCGCACCTCACCTCGAGCGCGAGCGCCGGATATGAGAGACAGGCTTATTGCGCTATCGCTTCAAGTGAGAGCCTCGCGAACGTAAAGACACGCGCAGCGAGCCTTAATAACGCAGGTATCGCGCTAGCCTCACAGAGTATCAAGCTCATTGATCCACGAGGAAAGACCGTCACCAAGAGCCCGAAATACACCGCGCTTATGTTGGCTGGGATGCAAGCCGGATCAGACACCGGCGAGCCATTGACACGCAAGCGACCGCGCATCATCGAGACCTCTCAAACTTGGGACGCTTACGCGGATATTGAGCAAGCGCTCAAGAGCGGTACAATCGCGATCTCTACAGACAACCTCGGGCCACGAGTAGAGCGCTCGATCACCACCTACCTCACAGACAATAATCCGGTATATTGTGAGATTAGCGCGTATGAGAGTATGATTGTATCTCTCAGGTCTCTGAGATCCGCTCTCGCTGATCAGATCGGACGACCCACCCGCGCGAGTCAGCTCCCTGTCATCTCCTCGCGAGTTCAATCAGAGCTCACATCTCAGGTTAGAGATGGAGTGATCAAAGCGTTTCAGAATATCCAACTCGAAGACCTCGGAGACGAGATCGCGATTAGTTATGAAGTCGCGCCCGTTGAGCCCCTCAACTTTATCAGTATCACCGCCGTAGCGGTACGCATCACAGCTTAAAGGAGCCTGAAAAATGCCAGCATATCGAGGAATTAGCGGCGCGAGCTGTAAAGTATTTCTAAGCGCGACCGGTCAGGAGATCGGATGGGCCACCGGTGTAAATGTTAGCGAAAACATCCAAACGCAGCGCGTAGACGTGATCGGAGAGATCGACTCTCAAGAGATCATCCCCGTGAGGCGTACCGCGACGATGAGCGTTGACGCGATCCGGATCAGCCGTCAAGCGCTCGAAGATAACGGCGCATGGCAAAAGGGATCAACGAGCGACATCTTGAGCGCCGGTGGAATCAATATGAGCGTGATTGATGAGAATAGCGGCGACACGCTCTTGACGCTTGAAGGTTGTAGACCTACAACGCGAAACTTTAGAGTAGACAGCGCGAGCTTATTCAGCGAAAATCTCTCTTTTGAGGTGCGAAAGATCGTTTACCCTAACGAGTAAAGAGAGAGATGAGACATGAAGTTGAGCGAGATCAAACAGCGCGCAGACGCACAGCCCCCACAAGCGGTAGAGCCCCCTGAGATCACTGATCAAGAAAAGGTTCTACATATCTCGTTTCAGCTTCGTGACCATACCCTCGAGGCAACCGTGACCACGCGCATACTTGATCTTGAGTCGAGCCTTAAGCGAGACCGCGCGCTAGTACAGCTCTCAGCGCCTGAAAAGTATGATGATCTTCCAGCTATGGCAAAGCTCAGGATATACGCGCTCGCGACGTGCGCTCAAGCGCTACTCGACCCGCCGCCGTGGCTTGATGAATGGATCGGGAGATATGATCCTTTACTCTTCTCTATCTACGAGGAGGTGAGCGCCCATGAGCGCGCCTTTTTTCGCGGAGACGTGGGAGAGAGCGAAGGCGAGGAGAGCGCACCAAAGATCGAAATTAAGAGCTTTTCAGCCCCTCGATCTTAGACCTTGCGCGCTAGATCCGCTACGATCTAATCTCAACCCCGCTCTAGAGCTTGAACAAGATCTCCTCACTTTGGATGAAGAGACATTTAACGCGCTCGCTCCAGATCACGCGAGGCAGCTAGAGCGCGACCGCCCCGCCGAGACCGGTATAGCGTGGATCGATAAACTAGAGCGCGAGTTGTACGGAGAAGATTAACATGGCTCAAGAGACAAGTATCAAGGTCAAGATTGATGACAATGAAGCGTTACAAGCGCTTAGGGAGATGGCTGCGTTAGTTGGTCAGATCTCAGAAGGTCTCGGAGGTCTACAGGTCCCACCCGACGCAGTACCGAGCGCGCCACCGACCGCACCAACCGCACCGAGCGAGGAGCGCGAAGAGGAAACCCGCCGAGAGCGGAGAGTCGGAGCCTTCCGACAAGCGCTACAAGCCGAAACCCGCGCGAGTATCCAAGCACTCAC